CCTGTGCCTTCTTTGCGTACGGCAACTAAGTGACCGTGATAAAACTCTCGTAATTTACGAGCAGTTAAAAAAGCCTCTTGTTTATTCTGCTCGTCATCTTGATCTGGTTCGTCAATGATGTCACATACATCCCAATCTGTGTATGAGTTATCACCAACCGGGCACGCGATGTAAACAAAATAGGCAGTCATAATACGATGAATTAGATTGTGTGAAATGTGTAATCAGCATAAACCGACTACAGTCACATTATAGCCTCCAGCCTCCCACACTGCGACTGGAGCGCCAGCAGTTTTACTTATATTACATTGTGTAACACTGCAGCCAATGCATACGGGGCTATGTGCATCGCGGGGTAGTGTGCCAGTTTGCCAAGTGGCATACGACCTACAGGGAACCTACAGGTACATTTGAAACATCAACTACTGTTACACATCCCCAAGGGGGGGGGGGGGCAGGGGGTCAATTTCAGCAAACTGTGCCCCCTGGAACACCAAAAAATCGCAACCCTCCATAAATTAAAAGTAACAATCGCTACAAAACGCCATGACCACCCTCGAAGCCCGCCAGCTGGAGCGCACCAGCGCCAAAATCAAGCGTGAAACCGCCGAAAAACGCTTCATCCAGCTCACCTACCGCGGTCAAACTTACACAAAAGCTGTGTAATGTGTAAAAAACGCCAAAAATATGCCCAAAGAGGCGAATCTCACCCTTAGACACGCCCAAGGGCAAGTATTCTCCTCCACCGCCCGTTTCCGCGTCCTCGTCGCAGGTCGCCGATTCGGCAAATCCTACCTCTCGTGCATCGAACTCCTGCGTGGAGCGATCAACAAACCCGGCGAAACCTACTTCTACTGCGCCCCCACCTACCGAATGGCGAAGGACATCGCTTGGAAACTCCTAAAACAACTTGTCCCCAAACAATGGCTCAAAAGTAAGAACGAATCCGACCTAAAACTCGAACTCGTCAACGGCTCAATGATTGAACTCAAGGGCACCGAGAACGCCATGGCACTCCGAGGCCGAAGTCTCTCGGGCGTCGTCTTGGACGAAGCCGCCTTCATGGACCCCGGTGTCTGGTTCGAAGTCCTCCGCCCCGCTCTAGCCGACAAACAGGGTTGGGCATTATTTATTAGTACCCCTGAAGGCACCGCATCATGGTTTTACGACCTATGGAACTACGCCGAAGAAGAAGGTGGCGCTGACTGGCAACGCTGGAGCTACACCACCATCCAAGGCGGAAACGTCCCCCCAGAGGAAGTGGAGGCTGCACGTTCACAACTTGACCCAAGAACATTTCGCCAAGAATTTGAGGCGTCCTTCGAGAACCTATCCGGCCTCGTAGCCATAAGTTTTGCTGATGCAAACATCTCCAAAGATGTAAAAGACTTACCAGTCTTGCCGCTACTACTCGGCGTTGACTTCAACGTCGACCCAATGACCGGCATCTGCGCCGTAAAGAAAGGCGACGTCCTCTGGATCTTCGACGAAATCATCATGACCGGCGGCGCTACTACATGGGACTTCTGTGAAGAAGTACAGAATCGCTACGGCGTGGATCGTCGCATCATCAGCTGCCCTGACCCAACTGGCGGCGCCCGCAAAACCCAAGGCGTTGGTACGACGGACCACAGCATCCTCCGCAAATCCGGCTTCACCGTCTCTACCCCACGCGCCCCGTGGAAAATCCGCGACAAGATTACCTGCGTCAACACCGCACTCCTTGACGCGACTGGAACGCGCCGCATGTTCATCCACCCGCGTTGTAAAGAATTGATAAAAGCACTCCGCACACTGACTTACGCCCCAAGCACCGGCCTCCCCAACAAAAACCTTGGCGTTGACCACGCCTTCGACGCACTTGGCTACCTCTGCCTGCAAGTATTCAACCTTGCAAAACCCGAAAATATTGGTGGAACGCAGTATCGTGTATGGTAGATGCCTTCACTTCAATGCCCGGACATTACGGCCACGGCGGTAAGAAGAAGCCCAAAAGCAAGGGCACCAAAAAGAATAACAAAAAAATGAAATAGCACTTGTCATGGCTAGCCGTAACGAGCCTACAGACAAAGCCCTTTACGCAAGAATAAAGGCCGCTGCAAAACGTAAGTTTGCGGTGTATCCAAGTGCGTATGCAAACGCATGGCTGGTCCGTGAATACAAGAAGCGTGGTGGCGGCTACCGCAAGGTGAGCGATGGCGGAAAGAAAAAGAAAACCTAAAGGCGGCTTAGGCCGCTGGTTCGCTGAGAAGTGGGTCGATGTAAAGACCGGGAAGCCTTGTGGCCGCCAAAAAGGCGAAAAGCGCGATTATCCAGCGTGCCGCCCATCAAAGCGCGTGTCAAGCAAGACACCCAAAACATCATCCGAGATGAGCCCAAAAGAAAAAGCCAAGTTCAAACGCGAAAAAACCGGCCCGTCTCGAATAAACTACAACCATAAACGCAAGCCAAAAAAGAAAAAGTAATGGCGCACACTATTTACCGCTACACGAATGTGGTTTATCAAGGCTGATGGGCACCCGCATTGTTCCCGGCTTCTGCACTCACATGGAAGTGGACGCTGAAAGCCGCATGACTCAAGCAACGTTTGCTTTCATGACACCACAAGACCCCGAAGACTTTGCGGGCCTGATGGTACGGCTAGGCTCAGGTATAGAGGTCATGATTGAGGTGGAGGACGATGATTGAGTATCGCGGCGAAAAGTTCTCCGGCTACAACAAGCCGAAGCGCACTCCCAATCACCCCAGTAAATCACACGCAGTCTTAGCAAAAGACGGCGACCAAGTAAAACTTATCCGCTTCGGCCAACAAGGCGTTAGCGGCAGCCCTAAAGGCAGCGCCCGCAACAAATCCTTCAAAGCACGCCACGCCAAAAACATTGCCAAAGGCAAGATGTCCGCCGCCTACTGGGCCAACCGGGTGAAGTGGTGAGTATCTGTCAAAATGACAATAAAGTAGGCAACTGACCGTGGTTTACAGCGCAAACATCCCACCCACTGGTGCGTCGGTCAGTGAATCGCCGTTTGTCCGCGACCTAGAAGTCATCGCCATGATGGCGGATTGGCAGATCATGGCTGCCGTCACCCGTGGCACCAACTACATCCGCGACCTAAGCGAAACATTTCTACCCCAAGAACCCAGGGAAGATGACGATGCCTACCAAACGCGCATCGATCGCTCAGTCCTCTCCCCATACACCAACCGTTTAATCGAAACCGCCGCTGGTGCGATTCTCCGCAAACCGATCCACATCGAAGGCGACAGTTACTGGCTTGAGCTAAGTGAGAACATAGACGGCATCGGCTCAAACATCAATGAGTATGCGCGTCGCGCTCTGGTCAGCAGCCTTACCTATGGCCATAGCGCAGTTTTGGTTGACTACCCTGCTGCCACTGGTGCCCGAAACCTAGCTGAAGAACGTGCGATGGGACGACGTCCCTATTTCGTGCATGTGGACGCCGCACAGATCTGGGGATGGCGTCAGGCAGATTACACAATGCCTGGCAGCCCCCTCACGCAAGTCCGAATCCACGAATACGCCACCCGCCCCTTGAACGACTTCGGTGAAGAGCAGGTGGAGCAGATGCGTGTCATCTACCCAGGCCGCTATGACTTGTACACGCTGGGCGAAGACATCGTCGAATTTTCCCAAACCGGGGGCTTCAGCCTGGACGAAATTCCAGTGGTGCCCATTTACAGCAACCGCCGGGGCATGTTGCGCTCTCAACCGCCGCTGCTCGACATCGCCAACCTCAACATCACCCACTACCAACGCCAAGCCGACCTAATCCACGCACTCCACATCGCCGCAATGCCAACACTGGTGCTCGAAGGCTGGGACGACGCATTGAGTGGCGCATCAATGGGTGTGAACTACGCGATTGCGATGACGCCTGGCAACAAGGCGTATTACGTGCAGGCAGACGCGACAAGTTTCGACGCCCAGATGCAAGAGCTGCAATCTCTAGAAAGCCAGATGTCAACACTGGGTGTAACCAAGCTGTTCGGCCAAAAGTTTGTTGCAGAGTCTGCCGAGGCCAAGCGCATTGACCAAGCCCAAAGCAACTCAGTGCTATCGATCATCAGTCAAGAACTGGAAAGCGCATTAAATCAGGCTTACGGCCTAGCTGCCAAGTACGTCGGCATCAAACCACCCACAATCCGCGTGGATCGTGATTTCGACTACTACCGCCTGATTGGCCAAGACGTGGCAGTGCTGAGCGATCTCAACAGCAACGGCAAGATCAGCGACGAAATGCTGCTTGAAATCCTACGTCGAGGCGAAATTCTGCCGGATGGAACGAATGTTGAAGAAGAGGCTGCAAAAATCACGCAACCAGCACCTACACCAGCACCGACTGATGTAGTGGACAACACAACTGTAGAATAGTACCGTCTGACCTAATTTTCCCGTGTCTGAAGAACAGCAAGTAACTTCTCCTGTGGAGAACGAAGCTGCCAAGCCTGTGGTTAACGCTGAAGACCTGCAAGCTCAGCTTGAAGCACTGAAGTCAAAGAACTCAGAGCTAATCAGCGAGCGCCGCAAAGACAAAGAGAACCGCGAAAAGCTGCAGCAACAGCTAAATGAAATTGAAGCAGCCAAAAAGCAAGCCGAAGAGGCACGTCTCGCCGAATCAGGCGAGTACAAAACGCTCTGGGACGATGCCCAAACCACAATCTCTTCTTTGAAGCAATCAATCGCTGAAAAAGAAGCTGAAATCGACCAAATGAAGCAGGGTTACAGCAAAGAACAACTGCGAGCATCAATGCTGTCTCAGTTGTCAACTGCTGGTGCGCTTGCACCTGATCAGCTGTATCGTTTAGTAGAGGATAATCTTCGTAACAAAGACGGACAGCCTGTGGCTGTAGTCGGCGGCGTCGAGACTCCCGTGGCCGAATATGTGGCCAACCTAAAAAATCCCGGTAGCGGTTACGAGCATCATTTTGCGGCTAGTAACACTGCTGGAATGGGTGTTACGGGCAGTGCCCGCGCCACCTCCCTACCTGGCCAAAGCAACCCGTGGTTGAAGGACAGCTTTAACATTACCGAGCAGATGATTCTTCTTGCTAAGGATCCTGATAAGGCTCGGATTCTTAAAGCTGAGGCCGGTCGCTAGTCCCAGTGGGACGTCCCGTAAACCTGTTTTTAGGAGGCCAAAATGGCTGCCATTTCTGAGAATTATTCCGGCGGAACATTCCTGTCGGATCTGGTTACGCGCCCGGAATTCCTTCAGTACACCGCTGAAGGCATTTTCGAGCAGTCCAAGTGGATCCAAAGCGGCATCATCCAGCGTAATGCTGCTCTGGACGCCCGTGCAGGCGGCACCCGCGTGCGCGTTCCGTTCCATGATCCCATCAACCCCACCGAGGAGCAGATCACCTCTGCGGCCACCTGGGGCACCTCTGGCGCAGGCTACCTGACCCCTCAGGGCACCTCCGCTGACGAGCAAATTATGACTCTGCTGCATCGTGGCTTTAGCTACGCAGCAGACGACCTCAGCAAGCTAGGTTCCGGCGCTGATCCTCTGGCTCACGTCCGCAACCAGCTGACCGCTGCGATCAACAAGCTGAAGACTTCCACCCTCAAGGCTCACCTGCTGGGTCTGTTCGGCGGAATCACCGCTGCTGGCGTCCTCGGACCCAACCAGTACGACGCTTCAATCGCTGGTACGAACCCCACCGAAGCCAACTACATTTCTGTTGGCAACGTTCTTGAAGCCAAGAACCTGCTGGGCGAGC